GGCAACTTCCATGATTGGCTTTGGATAGATGCGGAAATTGCGGTTCTTCTTCTCGGCCTGAAGGAAAATACCCTCGAGGTAAGTGTTCTTTCCGCCACCCTGGGCCGATTCAAAAATCGGTTTAACTGAATTGGCTAGGTACTCGGTGATTAGTTTCATTTTCCGTAAATCTTCGAAGTAACCTGGATTCTCTTTACATCAAGAGCTGTGGCTGACTTATCCGACATGATAGATGTAAAGGCCTGCTTTGCTTCATCCTTCTTACCTGCAAGGACTGCGTCGATTAGAGCTGTGACTTTCGTAGACATTATTGTATTTATAGATGAGCTGTGCTTGACTTAGGGTGATCCGAGTGAAACTTTACCTGGTTGTCCATCGTCTTCTTCTGGAGCAGGTTCTGTTCCACCATCAGGCGATGGAGCAGGTTCAGATGAAGGCTTTGACGCTCCTCCCCTTGCATCGGAGTAAGTATCAACCTTATCGTCTGGGGTAGAGAAATCTGGCTTGCCGTCAACCGTAGAATCGGATGACTCTAGATCGTCGATGCCAAGTTCTCGATTTGATGCTCTGAGATTGTCTGGAGTATTCTCTGCAGAATCGGAAACTTCCTTGCCCTCATCAGGATCAACTTCAGGATTTGCTTCCTTCTGAATTTCAGCCGCGATTCTCTTAACCTCTTCATCTGTCTGGCGAAGAACGATTCGACGAATGTATTCCTGGGAGAAGTATTTGCCAACATATGGCTGGAGAGCATCGACTGTGGCAACGCGCTCTTTGAGGAGTTCAATCTCCTTAATCTCGGTGAAGTAATTGTCCTTGAGGAAGTCAATTGAGATCTTCTCTTTCAGGAAATTCCAATCGCGATCTGAAATGATTCTCTTCAGGATGAGCTGAACACGGAGAAGGTCGAGAAAGAGCTGTGAGAACTTCTTACGGACTGCATCGATAAAACGCTGGAATTCAACTTCCTCGCGGGAGATTTCATTCGTTCTGCCGAACTGGAAGGCAGCGGTATTGTCGAGACGCGAGATTGGAACGTTCAATGACATCATCAGCTTCTTCTTGAAGAAGAGCATGTGGTCAGTTTGATCCATACCATCGCCGCCTGGAAGTGTGGTGATTTCAGTGCCCTTACCGCCCTCACGACGAGGAAGCCAGAAGTCCTCGAGCATGGACATGTGCTTACGGTCATCCTTGATTTCGCCAGTGTTGGCGTCATATACAAGCTTGTTGCGGTAGTTCGCCATCACTGAACGAACGTATTCCTCGGCCTTACCCTTGGCCATCGTGCCAGTGTCGATGTAGAAAATACGGCGCTCTGGAGCTCTCGAGTAACGATAGATGACCATTGCATCTTCCAGCATTCGAAGCTGATTCGTTGGCTTGATGGCCTTATGAAGATGCGAGATGTGTCGTGTGCGTGAAGAGTCGAGAAGACCAGACGGCACGAATACGATAGAGTCTGTTGCAATCTTCAGACCGGAAAGAGAAGAACCTGTCGAAACGGTGGTGAAAGCAGAATTGACCATTCCCATGGAATAGACGTAGTAATCTGCAACTGTCGATTCAATCTCTGCACCTGTAGCGCGATCTGTTTCACGCTTGACTTCACGGACTTTCTGAATGCGGCATGGGTCAATCGTTCTCAGCTCTTGAATACCCTGCTTTGGGTCGGATGGATTGATGACGATGTGATAGAACATCTTGCCGTCAACATACCACTTGCGGAAAATGTCGGTGCACGAGGCGTTGAAATCGAGGAGTGAGAGGATCTTCGTGAACTCGGAAGAAATCTCAAGCTTAACGCTCTTCGAGATTGTGGAATCTGAAATTCTGATCGATACTGGAGCAGCGACCTCAGAGGTGGCAATGGCTTCGTTCGTAATCTTCGAAATAGCAGAGTCTACCTCGGGTTGCTCTGCAATCTGACGGTAACGGAGAATAAGGTCAGAATCGTTTCTCGTAACTGAACCATCAATGTCAACATAGTGACCGACATGGCCTGCTGCTGAGATTGTAGCAACCTCTGGTTCGTCCATTGGTGGAACGAACGATTTGACCGGTGAAGCTGGTCCTACCTTCTTAAATTCGAAGCCGAATACTTTCATGTTTGATTATTTATAGAACTTTTTCTCGTAACACCCAGTCGAAATCCAGCTGGAATTGGCAGATCTTTATGAAGCCGTCTATTGACGCTACCATCAGTAATGGTCCTACAATTTTTCAGATAAGGCCCATTGTTGTATGTCTTTTTTCTTCCGTGCTTCCATCCACATGCTAATACGGTATATTTGGGAACTAATTCAGATCTGTTTCCATCATTGATCCAGACCATATCTCTGAAAGAATCCTTCTTCTTTTCTCCCATTTTTCTTTTTCTGTCACCTGAAAATCCTAATGTCCAGTCAGAATCTGGCGGCACCGTGAAAAATTTATGTTTGCCTGTTTTCTTAGAATGATAAACTGTTCTCTTTTCTAATTGTCCTGTTCTAAATCCAATCGGCATTTTTTCATCTGCGAACAGCCATTTCTGCTCAGTTCCATCTGTAATCATTCTACGCCCAGCATTTGTTCGTGATAGACCGTCTTTTATCGCTTGCTTTGCACCTGCTGAAAGCAAGCTACTATCAAATTTTTTCTTAGAAAATGTTCTGTTTGCGAACAGTGGGTTTTTTACGACTGACAGCGTTTTTTGAACTGATAATTCTGCATCTAAAGCTTTTTCTTGCGTATCAAAAAGCTCAAGAACAAATGTTCTAAATTTTTCTGGCGAATTTTTAAGCTCAAATTTCCAACTATCTCTATACTCTACAGAAGAAACTGAACCATGATATCCTCTATCAAAATTGGTCGTCTTACAGTATCCAATGTAGAAAGGTGGAAGAACACTACCTGAATACGTTGTAAGATATGTGCAAAATTTGCCGACCGAGGCATCTATAGCATTTAAGTACGAAATCTCGGAAATCTTATCCGCAACATTGGAGACATCACAGTCCTGTAGAATTCTGATAATGTCTGAAAGTGCTGATAATCCTGCCATATGATGTATATTTATGTCACTTGAAAATGACCCGGTTCAATCCGAATCAATGCTGGAGTTCAGCGAGGAAGGTTCAGATCGAGTATTTCGTCTGCTGTAGTGATGATCCTGTTGCCATCCTCTGAAGCTTCAAGATGTTTCTTTAGCTGCTCAATGGAATCTGCATTCGATTTGATATCGAGATCAACAACGATCCCGTCGAGAAGACGCTCAAAGGTGAGGATTCCGCGATTGTATTCCTTCAGACGCTTCGTGATGTATTCTCTGTCAACTGAAACCGCCTCTTTCACTGACTTACCGGTGAGTGCACCCTGAATAACAGAAATTGCATTTGAAACACCGGCTCTTGAGTTGTTGACGCAGTCTGAAAACGCCTCAATTTCAGCCCGTGATAGCTTTTTATTTCCAAGCTTTTCGATGTAAAGTTCAAGCGCGCCTATAACAGACTTGATTTCATCTGCCTTCTTTTTGAGATCAAACTCGGCCGATTCGGCTACTACTCCCTCAGTAACTGGCTTAAAGTCTTCTGCAACTTTATCAGCTAGCTGCTCAAGAGAATCGGCGTTCCAGGTTTTGAAAGCACCAGTCTCTGAAGTCTTCTGGAGAAGCATACCAAGAAACTTTGTTGGAGTAATTTTTGCCACGATAAGCGGAGAATTTTCCAGGCCCTTGATCGACTTAGAAACCAGTGTCACACACTTATCATCATTGAGCTTTTCGGTGTCAGTAATAGCGACGTCGGGGAACTTTTTGGCAAATACACCAATAACTTCGGTAGCAAATGCTTCTGCGGCACCTGATTCTTTTAGATGATTCTGCACCGCCTCTTCAATGAGAGCGAGTGGTACGGAAGCCGGAATGCGGATAAGCTTATGAGCCATGATGGTTATGGGAATCCGTTTATAGAATTCCCATAGGTTAGTTGTTACTTAGGACGTGGTGTCCGATTCCCAGTACTGATATGCGAGTTCGACTGTGAACTCTTCGATCTGGTTCTCAGAGTCGAATGAGAGATCGATTGCGGCAACGTTTGTTGGGAAGCCTGCAACGACTTTGTATTCCTTAACGACGTTCTGTTTCTTATCGAGCTGTTGGATGAGAACATCCGAAGTGTAAGAAGCAGGATCGGAAAGACCGACATTTCCCTGATTGGAGGAGATAGCATCAATCCAACGTTCGAAAGCATTTCTGATTGCGAAGTTGGTGTCGTTGATGACAGTGAAATTGATGTTAGCAAATTCACGATCGCCTGCGACCTTAAGCTTTCTACCACGGAATGGCACCTCGATGGAGCCAACCATTGCCTCAGGAATCTGAGCGTTCTTGATCATGAAGGAGGCAAGCTCCGTATTTCCGCCAGCGAAGGCAGGAAAGTTCATGATGACCTTGAAAAGGTTGGAGCGTGCACCGCCACCAACCAACTTTGATTTGAAATCGTCTACTGTAGCCATGTTATTATTCCTTATTTATGAGGTTGAATTAGCTCTTTACGATTTCTGAGAAGTTAACGCCTGTGCGTGTAGCAACAAAGTTCAGAGTGATGCCGTTGATCGAACGTGCTGGTGCAACGTAGATTTCTGCAACGAAGTTATTGGTGTCAATAACCTGAGGAGTGTTGTTTGACGAGTCACAGATGACTGCGAAATCTGTGATGCCACGACGACCCTTGATATCACGGAGGAAAGGCTCTGTCATGTTCTTGAACAGTGCGCGAGTGAATTCATCATTCAGTTCGAACAGCTGGTAACGAGCGGCCTTCGAGATGGACTTCTTCAGAACGTTGAAGAGACGACGGACATTGATGTGATCGAATGCCGAAGGCTTGGTCTGAGCAGTCTTGTCTCCAAAGAGAAGAATACCTTCACCCGGGAAAGCAACGATTGGATTGATTCTGTTCTTGAACAGTTCATCACGTGAAGCTTTCGAAGGATTGAAACCGAGCTTAGTAACACCGAAGATGTTACCGCGGTTTGGACCAGCTGGCGAGAACCATGGATCAGCGACGAAGTCGGTGTTTGCACAGAGACCGGCCATATGACCACATGCTGGAATCCAGACGTATGCGTCATGATACTTGTCGTAAACGTAGAGAGGACCAGAATCGAATACGATGTATGACGAAGAACCGTATGTAGGTCCTCTGAATTTAGCAAGAACTGCTGCAAGCTTTGCTGCCTCAGTTGGAAGTGTGGCAACGCTCAGAGGTGCAGAAATGAATCCGACCAGGTCCTTGCGGTAATTTGCAACCTCGTAGAGCTTGCTGTCAGCAAATGGATATGCAAACAGAAGTGAAACGTCAACGATATCGGAGTCTTTGAAGAAGTCAAGCGCATCCTCGGAATTTGCAAGGGAGAGCGTACCGTCAACACCGCCAGAAAGCGAAACGTCGATAACATCGGTCAGTGGGAGATATCCAACTGTAGTCGAAGAAACGACGTCAGCAACATATGCGAAGCCGAGGCGGTTTCCACTTGTAACGGTCAGAGCGAGAGCAATTGCTTTTGCTGCTGCCAGTGTCTCTCCTGCGTTTACGAATGAAGTATCAGTTCCAACGTAGATGTAGGCAGACTGCGCGTTGATAACGGACTTGTAGTAGAGATTAGTTCCATCGAACTTCTTTGCATCTACTGCAACGGACAGACCGGAATAGCGCTCAAGAACTGTGCCCTTTGTTCCAGTGAACAGACCATCTTTGTCGATAACGACAACGTGGATTTCGTCATTGGCTCTGAGTGTGTCAGCAACACCGAATTCGGCGTCACCGGCTTCTGTAGAACCAGGAGCATAATCGAATAGCGATGCGAATTCCCATGAATCGAAAGCTGTAGCGCCTGAGCAAATGGAAACTCTCAGTGAGTTACCGAACGTACCTGGGTAGCGAGCGATAAACTTAGAAGAGATCGAGCTAAGCGAATTGAAGTGATCAAGATTCTTTGCAACGAATGCCGTGCCGGAATCGACTGCATTGACTGCATCATCTGAAATTGCGCGAGCTACCTTGAGGGCAGAACCGTAATTGAAGAATGAAGCGGCAGTGAAGAATGAAGCGGCATTAGCCAGGGATGGCTTGCCGAAATTAGAAATCAGATCCTTTTCGGAACCGACTGTTATGAGATGGGAGACATCAGTTGGGACTTGACCCCAATTGAATTCGCCGGCAAAACCGCCTACGCTCGAAGAAGAGCCTGGGACGATATTTGAGAGGTCAATTTCTCGCGAAATGACACCTGGAGAAGCTTGAAAAACTGCGCCGAAGCCTGACATATTTATTCCTTTGTTAGATGATAAGAAAACATGATAAGAAGATCACTTGATTTGCTTATTTATCGGAATCACTTGCTACGCATTCTGAATTAACGGAGCCAGTTGTCGAACTCGTCTGGTGGTGCGTATGCCGATCTTACGCTCTGACCGTCATCAAAAATACCTGCATGGGGAATGTCATCCTCCATGGCCTGAATGCTCTCCTGAAAGAGCAGTTCTCTCAGATTGATATCAGTCATTCCCATGAAAGTATCTGTCTGCATGAAGTAGGCAAATGCTACCAGCGGCATGACAAGATCGTCATGATTGTTGCCGGAAGCAGAGAATGAATCAGACTTGGCAACGAAGTATGACAGCTCAATAATTGTCTGCGCGTCCCAGATCTTGAGTTTGTTTCCTTCCATGAGATCCTTCAGATTCGAGCAACCGATTCTCTTGACCTTGGTGCCCATGTGGAGACCGCCACCCATGTTCTTCGTCGATTCAGCATAGAGATTCTCATACTCCAGATCGTCATGAAGACCTTTGTAGACAGTCTCACCGGAGTCATTGGATTCTACGATGACATAGGCATCACAATATCTTTTGCCGAGACGAGCAATGATATTTGGGAAGAGGATCGGCGAGATGATGTTCGATCGATAGACCGCCACGTGCTCAAATGGCGCGGTCGAAACGTCAATAATCGACATGACTGAGTAATCCCTGCCTCGTCCTTTACCAACGTCAACGTTAGCAATGTAGACGTGACCCTTGATTGGATCTTTGTAGACCTTCAAGCAGTCTGAGTATTCCCTGCGAAGTGGCTCAGAAACCTGAAGAAGCATGAGAGCCTCCGCTGAAAGCAGCGTGTTTGAGGTTCCAAGGAATTCGCAACAATATTCCTGCTGGAACTGTCTCTCAGAAGTGTTCGAAACAGTTCTCTTTCTAAAATCTTCATCTCTACCGGGAACGTCATTCCAGTTAACCTTGAAAGGCTTATATTCATTTGAACCCTGAACAGCTCCTTCCCAGAGTTTGTGAAACATATTTCCCTGTCCCTTTGGAGTGGAAGATATGATGACGCGTGTGTTTTTTCCTGATGTAACAACTGGGTATGTCGATTCGTAGAATTCCTCAGCGTTGTCACAGTGACCAAACTCATCAAGATAGACGATGTTTACGGAACGACCTCTGATCGATGAACCTGTTGTAGCAGCACAGAAAATCTTTGAGTTGTTTTCCCACGTGATAGAACCCTTGTTCAGTTCTCGGCAACCGGCCTGAAGGAAGAACGGTAGATTTTCTAGTGCGAGTGTGATACGAGCAAGAACTTCTCGAGCAGCAGAACCCTTGTTTGCGAGGATTGCAATCTGCGAATCTGGTCTAAACAGAGCATACCAAAGCAACCACACTGCGATGCTCTGCGTTTTTCCGCTCTGTCTACCGGAGAGCATGATGACTCTCAGATGAGCAAGAAGAAAATCGTAGAGCCTCTCTTGATATGGAAACAAATCAAAATCTATCAGACCGTGGTCCAAGCTGATGATCTTACAATAATTTTTAGCAAAGTACTTTGGATCAGCCGAGCACTTAATATACTCTGAAACCTCTGCCTCGGAAAACACGATCTTAGACCCAGCTCTGAGAACAGTTGGGTTCTGAAGATAGGACAATTTCTCGTCCTTTACATACGAGACTTGCGAGCGATCACTCATTCAGCTGGAAATTCTGTTTCGAAACTGTTTCCGCAGGCATCACGGAGGAAAGCTTCTCTTTCAGAAGTAAGTTCTAAATCTGCCCGAGTGATGATACACTTTTTGTCAAAGACTGCAGACTTCTTAAGCATGTCGATGAAGTGTCCATCTTTTCGCGGTGAGCGAGACGTCACAATCAACACCTTTTCTGCATAGGCGATGAGAGGAAAGATAGAGAGATATGCATCATCAGGATTCATGAAATGATCGATGTCATCGATCGCTACGAACTGAGGATTTCTTCCACAGAGTTTACCCTGGTCACAGCCGTTAATGGACGTGATTTCAGATCCATTCGAAAGTGAAATCCTATTTTGAGTAAGACGTGTTGCAGCAGGACCATCAAATTTTTTGAGAGCATCTCGGCACATGTCTGTCATGTAACCAGCGAGATAATGATTTGAGTTGATGATGAGGACGTGTTTTCCGGGATGTTCAACAGCAAACCTTGTTGCTTCCTCGGCAACGAATGTTGACTTACCATCCTGGCGCGTGCCTACGAGAAGACCCTTCGTGTAGTGTGCGAGTTCATTTCGCATTTTTTCGTGTGATTTCATACTTGTATATCGTCGCTTGCTGCCTTTAGTTTCTCTCTATCCTTCAACATTCTCTGTAGTTCGGCTGGAGAACCAACGAAAACGTTGGTTTGAGTAAGTGCAGGTGGGGCCTTTGAAAAGTCCTGCGGTTTCTCAATCGTTTCGATTTTCTTTTTCTTTGCCTGAAGTTCCATGAGCTTGTCGACGAGTGCTGAAGCGTTCGTCAACATTGCAGATGCAACTTCAAAAGCACGTGGCGCCTCTGATTCTGTCGCAAGCTGAAGAGCTCGTTCATTGATGGCAATTGCCTGTTCAATCAATTCCTTATACTTCTTACGAGAGTATTCGTAATCGGTTTCAACGTCATTGGGTTCTGTAACTCTAATGCCGGTTATGATTGAGCTATCTTTGGGATCATCTGGGATCATTTTGAAACTCCTGTAATAGAACCATATGCCTTTGACGTTCTTCCAACCAGGAACTCTTCGGTTGTGTAGAAGCCGTCAGCGGCAGTTACTGAGCAAGTGGATCCTGAAATTGAATTGAGCGTGCCGACTGTGCCGGTTAGAGTTGAGTAAACCTCTTCCCCATCCTGGAACGTTCCCACGATTCCTGAAAGTGTCAGCGCATAATTTGTAACATCTGTCATGAACACATTGGAATCAACGGTTACAGTTGTTGCATCTGTTGCTGTCGGATTGACAACGCCGACAGACACTGTCTCAAGTCGCTTGTTGCCGTCCACTGTATCGATAAATGTTACGTTAGTCGTTCTGATGATTCCAGCACCAGTTGTATTGACAGCACCATAGAATTTAACGCGAAGGTCGAAGTCAAGGGTGTAGATGATTGTGCGACGTGACATCGCATCACCTTCATAATCGTCCTGAAGAGAAACGTTCTGAAGAACGATTGGAAGATCTGTTTTCTGCTGTGTGCCATCCAGATCCTTTACGGACACCGTGTAGTCAGGAACAAAATATGGAATGATCTGCTCAAGAATTTGGAGGGCGTCGCCCTGATTCTTGGCCATAATATTGAGCTGCATCGAAACGTGGTATGGAACACCTGCTCTAACGATTCCAGTTCCTCCATCTGCCAGCGGAATCTGATAGGTGTTGACACGAGAGACTTTCACTGAATCATCGATTGTGAGACCAGTGATTTCGAATGACATGCGCGGAAGCTTGATAGCAACCTTCGAAAGAGAACCAACGGGATCTGGTTCAGCCATCACGCGAGTCAACCATTTCTGTCTTGGACCGTATGCAATGGGAACCTTCGTATGCGTCGCGCCAGTGGAATCCTTTCTAGCAACAGTGATGTTGTTAAAAAGAGAGCCGAAAACGGCTACCGTCTTTCGGATGGTAGAATGGTAATAATAGGGACCGAACATATTCTATTTAGTCGCGGGGATCGCCAAACGGATTATCAACGGAAAAGTCGATAATGTCATCACCTTCCTGCTCAAGATCGTGATTCTGAGCAGTTGGATCATTCTTGAAGGTGAGATCCTTGGCATCAGAAATTGTGTAGATCTTGGAAATAGCTGCAACAACCGTTCCATCCTCGGATGTGATATCAACTCCAGCATTAAAGTCTCTGATCGTTCCATCAGTTGACTTTGTTCTGGAGACATTCAAGATGAGCTCGGAATCAACCTTATCGATTGACGATACAATTCCATACGTGTAGCCACCATCGAAACCCATCTGCTTAACCTTGTCACCAACAGCAAACTTGCCAGTGGAATATACGATGACAAGAGGAGTTGTGTAGGCAGAATTGTGCATTGAAGAATCAACATTGACATCGCCAGTCTGAATTTCCTCGTTTGAGTATTCAAACATCTCGCATTGAAGCTTAAAGACTGGAACAGTTCCGAGCTGGAAGAAAGGAGATTCTGGATCCACAAACTTGATTTCGAAAAGTGACTTCGAGAATGGAAGGTAGATGAGGTCACCTTCATTTGGACGAATTGGGTTGACGCCTTCTTTCCAGACACCAATCTGCTGGGCCCATCTTCTCTTCGAAACGACGAACGTGGCCTGATCGCGAATTTCCAGGCCGAACTTTGAGAAGAGACGGCCGTCCCCCTCGAAGCCATCAACAGATTCAATGTAAACTTCAACGGTGTAGGCAGACTTAAAGGCAGACTGTATGTCTTCTCTCAAGATTTTATCCTGCGAGATGAGATCGCGTGGAAGATACTTCACGTCCACACCATACTGCTTAATGCATTCCTCGTGGAGATCGGCATAGAGAAGCCCCTCAGCTCTTTCATTCTGCTTGAAGTATCGGTTTGTGGCCATCTCTTATTTATGAATCTGTATCGTTGCTTTCTTTCCATCGAAGGAGAGCAGACTCCACGACAGGTTGCGCGGGAGGAGGCTTTCAGTTTCTTCTGCCGCCAGCCGCTTTGCAGCTTCCGGTGCAGAATCGAAAGAACTCACAAGTTCATGAACATTCAAAACATGAATTCCCTCCGGGACTTTTACCGTAACAATGACTCTATCTTCGGGATGGACGTATCCTGGATTGCGAGTGAGACCTCTGACTGCGACTGTCGAGATGTAACCCTTTTCAAGATAAACTTCTCCAATTTTACGGTCTTCAAGAACATGCCGTGGCATTGCGCGATACAGCGTTAACGCCTGCGTGCTTGGTTTAATTTTCGCAAAAACTCCATCGAGCACCGCTATTGCTGCAGCCTGCACTGGATGTGGCTTGGAATAATTTGACCGCAGTGTGGAGTTGAACCAACGTGAATCGCGGATGTAATCAAGCACGGCTTTTTCCTCATCTTCCGAAAAAGCTGATTCGAGAAACTGTCTGAATGTGACCATTAGTTTCGGCCTGCGCCGCGCTGCTCATCGAGGAACACGTAGATGTTGATCGAGAGTGGATTATACTTTGCAATCTCGCGAGCTGCATCCTTAACAGAATTTCCCTCGTAGAGCGTATCGTCGATGATGATGACATTCTTTCCCTCGATTGATTTCAACTGTTCAGCTTTATCTTCAGCAGATTTGAAGAAGCCCTTCAGATATGCTCTCACATTTGAAGGAATACCGCCTGTGCCCGTGAGCTTAAAAAGTTCGCTAGCTCTGACGGGTGTTTTGATCTGCTTGAGAACGGACTGAAGAAGCTTGTTTGCTTTTTCGAAACCTGGCACATCTGCAGGAACTTCGCCCTCTACCTCGGCATTCGTCGCCTTTACGATAGTATTCGATAGAACGACGGAGCCAGGAAACCATTCTGAGATGATGGATGAAATATGAAGGTTCAACTTTGACGAAGAGCCAATTGGAATTATGACGAAGTCCGTGAGCGACTTGATTCCGTTTTCCTTGAGATGCTCCTCAAATCTACCCTTAGATTTTTCAATCAACTGATCGACTGCTACCAACGACGCATCAGTTGGGTGCTTAAATGCCCTGATGTATTTCTGTTTCTGAGCATTGATGAACTCACGCTTTTC